GTTGAAGTAGCCATAGAACCTGGGAAGCTAATGTTTGTACCCAAAAACGCAAAAACAGACCGCTCCATTATAGTTGAGCCCACGTTGAACTCGTACCTCCAAAAAGGATACGGGACTCATCTTAAGCAAAAACTAAAAAAAGCTGGAGTGGACCTCTATGACCAAGGCATAAATAATGCCCGAGCCAGAAAAGGTTCCATTAATGATTGTTATGCAACAATCGATCTGTCTAGCGCTAGTGACACGGTGAGCACACAACTTGTGTTTCAGCTGCTGCCAATGGACTGGTATATCGCGCTTTCCAGCGCTAGGACCAGCCACGTAGTTTATCATCGCCGAGGGCAAAAAGATGATATCGAATTCCATTGGAGAAATTCTCTTCCATGGGAAACGGTTTCACCTTCGAGCTTGAAAGTTTGATTTTCTACGCATTAACAGTGGCCACGTGTCGCATCGAAGGAATTCGTCCTGACGTAACCGTTTACGGAGATGACATAATATGTCCTCCAAGCGCGGTCGCGTTATTGACATCTGTCTTTGCCTTCTGCGGCTTAACGATTAACAAATCGAAGAGCTATACAGAGGGGCCTTTCAGAGAGTCATGCGGGACGGACTACTTCAAAGGGGTAAACGTAAGACCGTACTATAGCAAAACTCGCTTTAGTTCGGCGACCTTGACTGCTTTCCACAATAACCTTGTGCGAAGCGGCTATGCGGGAATGTACCCTGAAATCGTTGAGCTGATTATCAGGAGTATACCGCACAAACACCTCCTCTTTGGACCGGACGGATATGGAGACGGACACTTGATTGTGCCTGAACCTAATATCGAACGATTTAAGAGAGATCATGGGTGGTCGGGGTTTACTTTCAAGACCTTTGTCGCAATACCGTTAAGGGTTTCTGGGTCCGTCAGAGGAGATTGTATTATGCCGCACTATGCGTCATATATACGTGCTTCCAAAGAGGGGCCTTTTAATCCATACACGGTACGTGGGATGAAGGGTTCAAAAGTAATAAGCGTTTACACGCTGGGGGTCGCTAAAGCGATCTAACAGCCACC